CTATTTTTTCCTCTTTTTTCTTGCCTCTTTTTCATAGTCATCCTCGGTTATAGATTCGAATCCTTTAGTGATTAGCATCCTTAAAATATCACTTTCTTTGAAGTGTTCTTTCGTTTGGATTATGGCTTTTATTGTTGCATCACTAACGTATTTCCATGTTTTTTCGTCGATGTGTTTAGTTGGCATTTTATTGCTCTTTATCAAGTTACGTAATTTTATTATAAACAAATAAATTATTTTCTTTGACTATTAGTTTCTAAGAATCTAAGATGCCCTCATAAACTAATTTCTTAGAAACTTAGAATGGACTCGAAAATGATTGATTATTTAAAATTATCAGTGTTTTTTAAAGATGAATACTTAACGGTATGTGAGTCTGGTGAGCGCCATTTAAAATTTGAGATGCTTTCTGTTTTTGGCTTCAATCTTTCCGCTCGAAGAATTAGTTATGTTGAATGTTGGGATGGTTTGAAAGGTGGGAAAGGTTACAAGGTTGACCACATCGAACTTAATACTCCTTGGGAATCTTTGCCTAGTTCGTTCTCTGGTATCGCTATGAAAATTTGGGATTCAAATTCAATGGGCGACCCTCGTTTAGAAATTAAAGCAAGTCCTGCGAAAATCATGCAAGGTCATAATGTTTTTGGTTCTACAAGTATTGAAAATGGATCTTTTCACATGCTTCGCAGTCTCCAAGAGGCTTACCCTGATTTAGTTGATGCAATTGATTGGCCTAGAACAACGGTTGATATTATTGATGCAACTTATTCAGCAAGACTTAAAGAAAGCTCTCACCAACTTTCATTTATCAAATTTTTACGCAATGTGGCTAACGGTCAAATGCGTCGTTCTGTCCATTCATCTGATTTTGAAACCACGACTTATTTAACTTCTATGACTTCTAAAAAACGTGTTTTAAAAGTGTATTTAAAATATTCAGAAGTACAAAACGAGATTTCAAAGCTTGATTTTCAATTAGGTAAAAATCCTTCTAATGCTGACTTACAAAAACGTTTAGCAGTTTTAAAAGATGAAAAATTATTGCTTTGGTCTGATGGGCTCGTGCGCTTTGAGGCGCGATTAAAAAAAGATTGGTTTAAAAGAATGGGGTACCCAACTTTATTAAGTGATTGGGTTCGCCTACAAAAGAAAATGTTAAAAGATGGGGTTTGCTTAATTGAAGCCCTTTGGAATGCCTCGTTCCAACCATTGTTAGAGGCGCTGAAAGGTGAGGGTGTAAATATGCAAAATGAAGATAAGGTTCACGACAAATTAAAAAAAGTTTTTTTCACTAAAACTAAAAAAGGTTTTTCTTACGCAAAAGCAGATCGTGTTTATGCGTATTACATGCGCTTGCTTAACGAGGGTTACGATAAAGTTTATCGCTCTATGACTTCTCGCCAAACATTTAAACGCATGCTTGATTCTTTGATTGAGGGAACTGGTATGAGCAAAGCTCAACTTCAAAATTTATCTGCCGATTCTCAAACGAACATTATCCCATTTTGTAAAGCTATCGAAATTGATTTTTCTGCTCAACGCCCTAACTGGTACGTTGAACCCGTTTCAAATCTCGAACATGTAGATTTTGATATTCGTCCTCTTAAAGTGGTTAATTTCTAATGCATGAATCTCAACTTTCAATAGATATGACTGATTACCAATATGCTGATGAACTTTACCATATTGAAGATATTCACTGTGGTAACTGCCACGAACGCCAAGACTTTTACCTTAAGTTAGGTGTTGCCCGTTGTGAATGTTGTCACGAAATAGTTACCGCAACAAAACAAGATTTTGATTCAGTTGCTAATCGCTCACCAAGAGCAGGGGGCTTACGCTTCAAAGGAATTTTTAATCAAGAAACAAGGTTGAGCCATTTTAAATTCATGAAAAATAATGGTCAGCCTGTTATTCACTCAAACTAAAGGATAAGAAAATGTCACAAGAAATTACTGTAATCGTTATTGGTATTACTCACATGAAAGGCACTTCTGATAAGGGTAAAGGTTCACCTTATGAATTTGCAAATATTACTTACTTAAAACCATGTACTCCTCATTTTAAAAATGGATATATGGAACGTAAGGAAGCTGGCTTTGATGTTGCGACTATTGGTTTTACTCCTGACCCTGCTATCTGGCCTGAAATGGCAATGATGCGTTTTGGTGAAAAAGTAACTCTAGTTTTACAGCCAGACCCTAAAGATATTCAAAAATCTATCTGTGTTGGCTTTGTACGTGATGAAACAAATCAGCATAAAAAGAGTGCTTAACAAATGACTGAATATGTTCTGGTTTGTAGTGAACCAATATTACCAAGTGGAACATGTTCGGGTACAACGAATTGGATAGCTTACGAACAACCCGTAAGTAATCCATTAACTGAGTTAGATACCGCTGTTGCTTTGCAAGTAGATGGTGTCTTACTAACTACCTTTTTCTCTGGTCATGTTTTGGGGCGATTCCTCAAATGGCTTGGGAGGAAATAACTTTTATTAAATAAGGATTTTTATGAAATTACGTAAAATGGCTAAAAAGTACGGCGCTAAAGTTGCAGTTGCTTCTAGTTTTCTAGGTATGTCTGCTGTAGCAAAAGCTGATTTAGCTGCTGATATTGCGGCTTTATCTGCAGCTGCTAATACAAACCAAACATTACTTGCAACGGCTTTAATCAGTCTTGCGGGCATTATGTTCGGTGTAGGTATGATTCTTTACTGGCTTAAAAAGTAAGTGTTTCTTGGGATAATTTTAGGTTGCACCATTGGTTTAGTTTTTGCCCTTGGTGTTTACTCTGGCGTTGTTTCCGCTTAATAAAATTAAACTTTTTGTACTTTTTTCGTTTTTTGGAGTTGTAAAAATGGTTAGATACTTGGCTGTTTTTACAGCTCTTTTTTTTAGTTTAGATATATATGCAAATGTTTGTGCTGAAAACTTAAATAATTGTAAACAACCAATGATAGAAATAGGTGTTACTTGCTCAATCGATTCAAAAGCCATTACGGGGCGCGGTCATACAATGTTTGAATGTGCTTCAAGTGTCAAAGAACAATGGAAATTAAAAATTTTAGAAGATGCGAGAATAAAAGGCTTTTCATGGAGAACAGAAGACTTATCCCCTCCGTTTTCATTAATTGATGGAGTTAAAACTCGCAGTGACGCTTCAACTTATGCATATTTGAGTGCAAACTGGACACTTTGTTATAGTGCCAAAAGTTGTTATTACCAGACAGGCGGTGAACAGCTTAAATATACAGGCACATATGAAACAGGTCCCTTCTGTGATGATGATAACTATCCTGATTTAATACCAGATTTAAATAATTTAAGTGAAAATGTTTGTAGGATTAAGATCTGTAATGATGGTTATTTAGGTGATCCTGAATTTGAATCTTCTAGTGTTTGCGCCCGTATTACCCCTACAATTCCATATGATAAATGTGGTGAGACAGGTTTAAATATGAAACAAAAACCTTCTTGGCCTGATTGTGCTACTAATAATTTACCTGAGCTTCCCGATTTGCCAGAGCCACCTCCCGAACCAATTTGTAAGCCATATCTAAGCAATGGATTTTCAACCACTGTTTGCCTTGTTGATTCTAATGATGTTTGTAGTTCTAGTGGTGTTTGTCAGCCTGGTTGTGGAAGTGTTACTGATTCTGTAAGCGGTAAACAGAATTTTGTTTGTTTTGGTGATGACCCTAGTGATTATCAAAAGCCTGATTTTGATTTACCAGAAGATTCTCAATTTGATCCAAGCGTTGAGGGCTCTTGTAGAAAAATAAACGGCACTTCATATTGTCCACAGGATGAAACCAAGCATATTAACCCTGATGGGACTTATCCCGATGGTTGTGGATATGTTGACGATGAATTCTATTGTATTTCAGATTCAATTTTTGCCTCTCCAATTACACCAAATGAAGATTTTAATCCTGATACTTTAACCCCTGTTGATGCAAGTAATACAACAAGTGAAAAATTACTTTCTGGCATACAGGGAGATATAAGGAAAGCCTCAACAGACTTATCAAAAAACTTAGATGAATTAGGTGGGGCAGTTTCTACTGGTTTAGGAAAAGTAAAAAACTCTGTTGATGATTTAACAGCAAGAGAACAATCACTAGCTGATAGACAAGCTGAACGTGACGCTAAAAGAGATGGAAAGCTTGATGATATTAAAGCAGGTTTAGAAAGTTTAGGTGGAGAAACAGAGGTAAAGAATTATAACTTGCCTACTACTGGAAGCGATCCTTTTGCTGAGGTATTAGGTGCTGAAACTATTACAGCTATTGAGGGAAAAATCGAAAGTTCAAAAGGGGACTTGCAGGCTTTAATGGATGAAGTAAAAGGTGTTTTTTCTACTGGTAGTTTGACCGTTTCTGATAGTGGTTATGTGCCTAACATGGTTGATATAAAAGGCGTTAATTTAGATTTAGGCTCTCATTGGCTTGAGAAGTTTTCTACTGAATTTGGTATTCAACATATTCTCTGGTTCATGATTGGCGTGACTGGTTTCTTAATTGTCTTAGGAGTTAAATTTTGAATAAATTAATCTATATCATCCCGTTATTACTGGTTAGCTCGGGCGTGTTCGCTGCCGATGAAGTGGGCTTTTTTGAGTCTATTGGTCAAAATATAACTGATATTCGTGATGCTTTTTATGGTATTCCATCTTTTTTTGAGCGCATGTTTGCAAATATCATTTTGTATTTCACGTTAGGTAAAATAGAGTTTCAAATATGGATGATGCAAATTGCAATGGGTACGGCTAAGGCGTTACTTGTTGATTTGAATGTCACTAGTATTGTGAATGATGTTTTTTCTAATATCCCGCCTAAAATCGGTCATTATATGAATTTGTACGATATTCCCAACATGGTTCAATTCTTAATTGAATGTGGTACGACTCGTTTTGTTTTGAATTTCATGGGGGTTAAATAATGGCTATCTTGTTTCGTCATGGCCCTAATGGTTCTTATAAATCCGCTATCATTGTTTGGTTTCATATTATTGAGGGGTTGAAAGCAGGGCGTATTGTTTTCACCAATATGGAGGGTATTTATCCTCTTTCTCACATTGAAAAATCATTAGGTATTAAGTTCCCTGATACTGCTCGTTTGGTTCGTTTGGGGTCATTGAAGAAATCTAAAAAAGATTTGTGGCAAAACTGGTTCTCTTGGGTTCCTTTGGGTGCATTGATTGTCATTGATGAAGTTCAATCTATTTATAACAACAAGTTTAAAGGTGGTTTGTTACTTAGACCCTTTGAAGATTTTGAAGATGAATTGCCCGTTATTGTAAAAGAGCTTTTTGAACAACAAAAGGCATTAATTAAAGCTGAAGAGTTTGACGAGGGTGATACTGACGATACTGGTGATTTACGTTTTAATGAAGACGGTACAATTATTAGACCTGATACCTTAGAAGACTCCTTCGAACGCCACCGAAAATACAATTGGGATATTGTTTTTGGTACACCTGACATTACACAAATATCATCAAATGTTAGGGCGTGTGCAGAGGTTGCTTATTCACATCGTTCAAGAGATTCATTCTTTGTAACTAAAAGAAGACCACGTATTTTTGAACATAATCCTAAGTCTAATGGTATTACAACCAAGAAACAGGATTGCACGTCAATCTATGTGCCTGTTGAGGTTCATCTTTGTTATAAATCTACACAAACTAATACTTTCACTAAATCTGGTGAGGGTTCTAATCCATTAAAATCTCCTGCTTTATTAGCAGTTTTGGGGGTGGTACTTGTCTCATTATCTTTCTTTTTCGTCACGCTTTATGATGTACTTACTCGGGAAAGTAACCCGCTTGAAAAACAGAATGAAGCGGTTATTGAAGCCGTTCAGCCCGTTACTGAGGATATTAAAACCATTAAAAAGTCTAATTCTTTGGATCTTAAAACTCCTAAGAAAAATTCTATCGATAGCATTCCGAATAACAAAGGCATTGATGATAAAAGTGATGGTGTTCGTATGCGTTTTGCTTTGCTTGCGAATGCTTCTACTGGGAATGAGTTCGTTAGTGATTTAATGTTGCCGTTTAATGCTAAATCAATATATTTAACTGGTTACGCTCACCCATCCTTATACATTTTTGAATTGACGTTCCCACCAGAAGACGGTCGAGAAACAACAATTCAATTAAATAGTGATGATTTGAAATCAATTGGTTGGTTTGTTAGGTTTGTTGATGATGGACTTGTGGCCTTAAAGAATAATCTAACAGATACAACGATTTTTTGTGTCTTTAACCAGCGTGCTAAACGTGAATTTATTGAAGACAATGAACCTGATGATTTTAATAATTCACATGATGAAGTATCAGAACAAACTGATTTTTTATCTGCTTTTAATTTAACTGATGCAGAGTAATTTCTACGCCGAGTCGAAGACTGAGAACGAGGATAGAAATTATCCTGCATCAAAAGGATTGTCACATGAGTATTAACTTTACCGATTTACGCGATTACAGCGGTTTTAATCCGCTGTGCTTGATAGCAATATTTTTTGTTGCTTGGTTTGTTTTTAGTTTTATCCGTGATTTTTTTACATGGCTTAACTATAGAGGTGAGCGCAAAACAAATTTACATAAACAAAAAACAGACTCAACAGAGCAAGAGTTTATTAATTATATTCAGTCATTATCAGAAGAGGAACAAAAGCAGTTGGTAGATGATTTCTATACTGAGATGATGAAACCACATAATTTGAAACAGCTTAAAAAGTTATTAACTGATTCATTATTTAAAAGGTCTTAGAAGCTAACTGCGCATAATGTATATTATGTTAAATATGGGTAATTGGGAAGAGTATAAGATTGGTCTATTTTGATAATTGAAGTTTGGATCAAGATCTGATCTTCTCTATATTTCCATGCTATTGAACATAATCCTATTTAACATAAAATGTATAACATACTGTTATATAATATGTTTTTCGCAGTTTGCAGTTATTCGGGTTAAGCTCGTTGTTAAGTCGCTAAAACTAGTTTGGAATATAAGACAAGGTCTTTTATCTGGATATTTAGCGTTTTTGTATACTAATTAAACCATATATTCTTTATTATCAGTGCTTTAGCTTCATTCATTGGTATCAATAATTTCCTGAAACCCTTGCCGTTATTGACTCCAACTAGCTATTTGACCAATTTGTAGGCGCTCTGTGTTAAAATCTACAGTTAAATTAAGGCATTTCCCTTATTAATAGAATGCTACGCCACTTAGTTTTAGGTAAACAGTTTTCAAATTATCTGCTTTGTCAGCTTTGCTTTAAGTTGTGAGAAATAATATGGAGTAACTTCCGCTAAATTAACTTAAAAATTCCATTATAAGCCCCCTGATACATTGACCAATGAAAACACCGTTAGCGAAGTTTTACTTATTGGTTAATGAACCATAGGTATATCTTCAATTTTATATTTTGTTCTGCTCGAATATGTAATTTGTTCTGCAAGTTATTGTGACAATTTTAATGATTTTATTACTATTCGTATGTAGAACAAAAAAATATGGTGATATTCATTACTTTATAACAATCATTCGCTTGAAATATTTCCCTCTCAATATATTGTTATTATTGGTATATTCTGCATTTTTGTATTATTTTTATGCGCTCTGTATTACAATCTAAAGGTTTTATAAGGTTTCCCTCTTACTTATCACACTAGTATTCACAAATGTTCTGAAGCTCTCTCTGCTTAACAAACTAAACTATAATGTCTATACATCTGTTTAGCCTAGTGCTTCACAGCTACTAACTATTGCCCAAACTAAATAAAAATCCTTCAATGCTCAATCGAATTATAAATATATTAAAGTTTCGTTGGTATAAAATTTTGGATTTGGCAATATGTATGCGTCATCAACAATAGGAGTATTAAAATGAAATTAAGAATAATATTTCTTTCTTTCTTAATCACTTTATTTGTAACTAGTGGTGTAGCGAAAGAAAAAGAGTTAGTTGCCAACCATATTTCATCCGATGAAATAAAATGGGTAGATGGCCCCCCTTCTTTACCAGCAGGTTCGAAGATGTACCTTCTTTATGGTTCACCTAAAGCTAAAAGTGGTTCATTTTCTTTGCGACTTAAATTCCCTGATAACTATAAAATCCCAGCACATTGGCACCCTACTGATGAGAGAATAACGATCATAAGTGGTGTTTTGTATTTTGGCTTAGGCGATAAACTTGATAAAAATTCTGCAGGGCCATTAAAAACAGGAGCTCATGGCTGGGTTATCAAAAAGACCCCACACTTTGCCTACACAGAGGATGAAGGAGTAATTATTCAGTTAGATGCTCAATCACCTTGGGGAATTACCTATATAAATGAAAACGACGACCCGAGGAAAAATTAA